CGGCACGTGGTTTTTCTGAAGTGTATGAGGTTGTTGGTGCTCGTTTGGAAGCTGGTGGTGTTGTGAATACCTATATGGGTCGATCAGGTGCTGTCGAAGATGTTGTTGGTGTTCGCTATATCAACGATGGGTACAATAATGCGATGCTGGGTGAAGCTAGCATCCCACTTGTCGACCCTGCTCCTGGACGTGAAGGTTTCTTTGTTGATGTATTACTAAAGATGACTGTCTCAAGTGCTAACATTGAAGTTGCTGTCGACCACTTTCGGAGTGCCTACTTAACCGTTGTTGAGCGGGGTTTCGTAACCGTTGACGGCAAAGTTGTCGCTACGGATGAAGGTGAGAGCGCTTCTGCAGAGTTGCACCAGATACAGGCGGCTTTGGGGAATTACCGGCAAGTTGCACACCCCACTGGCACTAGTGCTTTGTCACGTGCTGCTGGTGGTCACGGTGCTGTTGATGCTGATGCGATAGAATCCACACGCACAATTTCTGGTGTTGGCAATTTACTCACTAAACCAGATTACAACTCCTTCCCTGCGGCTTTCAATAGTTCACTTCAGCGTTATGGTGCCGTTAACCTCTCGACTGTTAAGGCCGATCTGATTCGTCGCGGTGACCAGGTCCAATGGGAACTTGTTCGGGCTGAGTGCGAACGTGTTGTGAAGGTTCAGGTCGATCGTATGGCACACCTTATTTGTGAGAAGCAGATCCGTCTAATCTCGATGACTTATTTCAAGTTGCGGAGTTATTTTAAACAGCAGGTTAAAGCAAAGTTGGGCACTAAACTGGTATATGATAATGCTGGTGAAGTTGTGCTGACAGATGTTGCTGAAGACCTGCTTCAGAATTTCCTCTGTGGCCAGTACTCCTCTTTTTTGCCGGAGGATATTTACCATGCGATTGCCCATTTTGAGACTCCGGTTCTACCTGTTGTACCAAAGCGGCAGAATAAAGCGAAGCCGGTTACCCCTGATGTTGGGGTCTTAGGCCCTGATATACTGAACCGCTTTTTCTCTGATGGTGGGGTGTGTAGTGACATTGAGCAACTTTGTGCGGCTTTTGAGAAGAAAGCGCCACAGACTTCAGGTAAAGCGCATCAACCTGTCTCGAATATTCCCCCGATTGTGAATGCGTTCACTAACCCGAGTAATATGTTTATGGTTTACGTCATCTTCCCCGCTATTCGCAGTAAGGTTCACTTAGTTGGTGGTTTAGGCTGCTCACCTCATGATACAAATGATGTAGTTTTCCGCCGTGTCCATGAACACTTTCATTCCTTGATGCTGGACATCACTGGGATGGATTCTTCGCACAATGAATTCATACCGATGTTTGTTTCTGGCATTGTGGATGCTATTGTTGTGGTTGTGAACTCGATGGCTTTTGGGGCACGTCGTGGTGAAGTTTCGGAGTTTGCTTCTGAATTCGCTAGTGCGGTGGATC